AACGTTGGTCATTTTTTTTTGGTAAAAAAAAAAAAACTTAAAAAAAAAAGGTTGAAATTGAAAAGAATAAAAGATATAGGAACTAAACCAAACAACTGAAGTATTCCATGTCGTCCATTAAGGACGACGAAGTATGGGGTGTTATCAAAGCGTTTGTGTCGAAATTTGGGTTAATTTCTCACCAAACAGAAAGTTTCGATCGGTTTTTTCTACGTTCAATTCCTTTTATCATTCAAGAACAAATGCCCCTCTATTTTGGAAAGGGGCGTTATGCTATTGAAATGAAAAACCCAATCTTCCATCCGCCTTGCGTCGAAGGCGACGGGCGTCCGGTGTACCCTATGGAATGCATCGAACAGTCCCGCTCGTACCGGTCAGAGCTCTCAGTCGACATAACCGTCCGGGACTTGGTCGAAGACTTAAACCGGGTCCACGAAAGCGTCTCGCTCGCCATTTTACCGGTCATGGTAGGGTCTTCATTCTGCAACCTTTCTTTACGAAACACATCGTTGGAGGAGAAATATAGGCTTCGGGAATGCCCATACGACGAGGGCGGGTATTTTATCGTCAAAGGGACTTCTAAGATACTCGTTTGTCAAGATAGACCGATTACTTGTTACAACCGTGTTTATGTATTTCTCTCTCGCAAAATTCCATCCTACGATCATTATGCAGAGGTAAGAAGTATTTCTAACGAATATGTAGGAAGAAGTACCACCGTCGTCATAGGAATAGGGAAAAAGAAGAGGATTGGTTATCTCCGGAACGAGATCACAGCTGTAATTCCTTATATGTCCGACAAAACGCCGATTAGTCTCGGCATTTTGTTCAAAGCGTTGGGGGCGACCGACGAAAAGGATATCCTGGACACTATCTTTCCTGACGGTCCCAAGCAAGAAGACGTGCGGTTCTTGACTTTTATGCTTGAACAGTCGTTCGAATGTAAATCCCAACAAGAAGCATACCAAATCATCAGTAACAACATCAAACAATTTGACAAGGAAGCCTCGGTCAAGCGGTCTCTTCAGAGTGTTGTGGACCAGGTCAAGAACGTGTTGAAGAACCAGTTATTTTTACATATTAAAGGACTCACCGACAAAGAGGTTTTACAAAAAAAACGTTTGTTTCTTGGCTATATGGTCAAGCGGTTGATGGATGTGCGGCTGGGCCGCGACCACCCCGACGACAAGGATCATTATGCCACCAAACGAGCGACTACTCCAGGGATTCTTTTAGAAAAACAATTTTCGCGAGATTTTCGACGCTTGTGTTCGGATATCGTAAAAGCCGGGGAGCTTGCCATCGAGCGGAAAAATACAATCGACGTCAAGACCTGGGTCAAAAACAAGGCGACCAATATTACTGCGTCGATGACGTACTGTATCAGTATCGGGATGTTTGGCGGAAAGATGATCGGTGTGAGCCAGAACTACGACCGATTCAATTTAGTCGCTAGCTTAGCCAACGCTCGGAAAATTTCGACGCCGATTAACGAAAGCGGAAAGGTTATCGGTCCTCGACAACTCCACGGGAGCCATTGGGGGGTGTGCTGTCCTTATGCTACACCCGAAGGGAAAAAAGCCGGGCTCTTAAAAGATTTAGCTATAACGTGTCGGATATCGATCGGAGAGAGCAGCGGGGCAATCAAAGAGTTCTTAAGGCTCGACCCAGACGTGTTTTCAATTCTCAAGAGAATGACAAAAATGGCAAAAGTTTTTGTAAATAACGACTGGCACGGGCTTACCCGAGACGGACAGTCTTTAGCTCAGAAATATCGCCAAAAACGAAGGCTTGGAAGTCTTAATCTCCACTTGAGTATCTCATTCAATTCTTATCGAAATGAAGTGCGGTTTTCGACCGAGGGGGGGCGGTTTTACCGCCCCCTCTTTATCGTAGACGAGGGGACGCTCCGGTTTAACCGGAGTCATTTTCCTCTTCTTGGCAAGAGCAACTCGTGGGACAAACTTTTCGATGCAGGGGTTCTTGAATTCATCGATAAAGAAGAAGAAGAAGAAATGACCGTTCAATACCGCCCCTCCGATCTGGCGCAGATGCCTCTTGCCGAACGGCTCAAGGTCACCCATTGCGAACTCCACCCATCGATGATTTTGAGCACCAGTGCGTCGGTGATCCCCTATCCCGACCGCAATCAGGCGCCGCGGAATTCGTACGCGGCGCAGATGGCTAAGCAAGCAGTTGGGATTCCGGGGCTTAATTTTAATTACAGAGTCAAAGGAAACTATAACGTATTGAACACACCTCAGGTTCCGCTTGTCCAGACAAAAGCAGCCGAGGCGATCGGGCTCAATTCTCTTCCGGCTGGGACTAACATCATTCTGGCGGTGGCTTCGTTTATGGGATACAACCAAGAAGATTCTCTCGTGTTTAACAAAGCCTCGATCGATCGAGGGCTGTTTGATATGAGCCGGTTTATGGTGTACTATGCCGAAATCAAAAAAACTGAGGGCGAAGTCTTTGGGATTCCGACCCGGAAAACAGCAACTCGGGGAATTTTGGTCGGCCGCGGAGCGGCAGCAGAGAATTTAAAAAAAAAGGACTCGATTCCCGAGTCGCCCTACATTAAATACTGTAACAAAAAATTAGGAGACACCTCGAAACTTGACCCGACCCTGTGTTATGTTTGTCGGGGGAAGGTAATACAGAAAGGCGACGTTCTTATTGGACGGGTGGTGAAGCAGACGGGACAGTCTTTGCTTTCGGGAGAGTTTAAAGATATTAGTACGGTCTATACCGAAACGTTCCCCGGCCACGTTCACCGGGCTGAACGTGGCGTTAATGCTTCCGGGTATGAGTATATCCGAGTTGTCGTTTCACAGTCTCGGAAAGCGAAAATAGGCGACAAGTTTGCAGCGTTGCATGCGCAAAAAGGGACGATTGGGAAAATTGTAGCCGCGGAAGATCTTCCCTTTACCCAGGAGGGAATTATTCCGGACGCGCTGATTAACCCTTTGGCTTTCCCGAGTCGAATGACGATCGCCATGTTCGTCGAGTCGCTCGTGGGGAAAGCGGTGTCGTTAGCCCCAGAGTTCGGCGGAATGTCGGCGAAAGATATGTTTTTAACGCGCGGGACCCCGTTCGACGCGCTCGCGCTTCGCGAAGTCGAGCAAGAACTAGCATCCCACGGATTCCAGATGAGAGGGAAAGAGACCATGTTTAACGGGATCACGGGGAAGATGCTTCCGGCTAAAGTTTTTATCGGTCCGGTTTACTACCAGCGCCTCAAACATATGGTGGTTGATAAAATACACGCCCGGGCTCGCGGAAGCCATACATCGATTACCCGCCAGCCTAAAGAAGGGCGTCAGTTTGGGGGGGGGTTCCGGATCGGCTATATGGAGCGCGACAACCTCGCCGGGCAGGGCGCGGCGGCGTTTTTACGCGATCGGCTTTTAGAAAACTCGGACGACTACACGATGTGGTTTTGTTCGCTTTGTGGAGTCCAGGCAATCATGTCGCGGAAAGGTCACGGCGAATGCACCCTGTGCAAATCGCGTGACGTTCGGAAAGTACGCCTTCCCTACGCTACGAAATTGTTAATGCAAGAATTGCAGGGGATGGGGATAATGACACGCGTCGTTACGACGACGTTCGATCAGAAGAATCCGAAGATTGAACCGGTTGGGAAAATTTAATCATTTTATCTTTTATATTAAATAAAGAATGGAAGAGAATGGAAAATTGGTTTTTTGGTTTGTGGTTATTGGTATTTTGATAATGATTTTTGCTTGTGGTAGGGGTAGGCTGGAGAGGAATAAGACATCCGAAGCGTTTGACGTTCTCGGAGCTGCTGGGGAATTCCGGGATCAGTATTTTACATGCTTGGCTCAGTGCGAAAAAACCGACCCGACTGACAGGCTGAGCCAAAACCCCTGGGCGTGCGGGATGTACTGCGACGACATCGTCGCTCAGAGCGTCGCGCAAGGGAAACAGCTGGGGAAATTGGTCTCGGTTGATGATATTTGCCAAAAACAATGCAAAGGGTCGGCGGATCCGCTTGCGTGTCGTTCGGGGTGCGAGTGCGCTTGGAATGTGGATCAATACTGCAAACAGCAGTGCACGTATAGTCAGCTTGGGTTTCCGGAATGCTTCTCTTCGTGCGTGTCTCTTAAAAGTCAGAATTGCGCCGGAGGGAATTCGTGGTTTTTCAGGCCTACGTAGGCGGATATGGGTATATCCGGAGGAGGTTTCTTGTTCCTGGAACAAGAAACAGGTTTAGCCATCGACTGTTTCGTACTACGGGTGGGAGAGACGAGTTTACCTCTTAATCGGCGACTTCGTTATTACTAAGTCACCCCCCTGCGCGGTCGCCGAGCTCCGGCTTCGCCGTCCCCGACGGGTTTCGGCGCGGTCGCCGAAATCTCCCGGAGCCTCTTCGAGTTGAAAAACCCCTCGGGGTAGCCTTCTATTCGGAAATATTCATCGTTGGCGTGCATATCCGAATCTTTCTTGCCCTGCCGAGTAGGAGGCGCACGCGATGGCGTCGGTCCCGTACGGACACGGAAGAAGCCCGGGGAGGCGGGGGGATCCTCCCATACAGTTAGTTTTGCGGGAAATTTGGTAATCTCGGTCGATGGGGGTGTAATACTCGGGGCTAACAACTCCTAAAAATTCAGGGGAGAGGGAGAGCAAAAACCCCCCCTTGATTTGGCTTCTTTTGTTGGGAGAATATTCGTAGTCGTATATACTTTCGAGCTTCCGATTGTAATTGGGGGTAGCATAAACGCTCCCTGCATACACGTTGCTGTTGGCTTGGTTTTCCTCAAAGTCGTAGTGTTCTCGAGACTCAGATTTTCGTACTCCTCTATGCACGCGTTTAATAATATTTATGGAGGGATCCATTTTTTATGTGTAATATTTTTATATCTACAAAAAAAACAAAATTCTTTAATTTTATTAAGCTGCGTGGTAGGCGCACGCGATGGCGTCGGTCCCGTACGGACACGAAAGGAGTCCGGGGAGGCGGGGGGCACCCCCCATACAGTTAGTTTTGCGGGAAATTTGATAGGCGCGGTCGATGGGGTTCATAGAGGTGTAATATTCAACTCCCTGAAATATAGTTTTGTACTCCTCTAACGGGTCTTCCGAGGGGAATTGGTAGGCAAATATACTTTCAAGACTGCGGTGGTAGTTGGGATGGTCGTACTGGCTCTCTGCATACGCGTTGCGGTTGGCCTGTTCAGACCCGAACTGGTACTTTTCGTGAATCTTATTCAAGTTTTCCCTCATCTGTAGTACTTTCTCGTCTTCTTCT